GCTCCGCTACTGCTAGACAAAGAGCCATTCAGAGAGGGTAGCATTGAGCTACTAGGAGTCAATATGAATAACGGACTAGCAAGTAGCTATGAGATAGTGTTCTTCTCAGCTGGTGTCAATCTCAAAGACTTGTTCGGTGAGGATGAGCTGACAGACCTAGACCTATCGGCATATACGCACGATTACACAGGAGCGAATGTACGCACAGGAGCAGAGAGTGGATTGAGTAGTGGCAACATCATCTATCCTCTTATCTCACCAGTTGATGATTGGTTCTACCATAGTTCATCATCTTCACATCAAGACAACAATATAGCGTATCACACTACGAACGATCCTCATGGTCTGCACTACTATCAACTCAAACCAGCTATCAAACTCGCAGCACTTGTTGATGCGATAGAAGCGAAGTATAGTATCACCTTCAACAGCACCTTCTTTGCCTCTGATAAGTTCACTCAGCTGTACATGTGGTGTCATCGTAGAGAGGGGTATATGTTCAAGGATCAAGAGAACGGATGGAATCCTGTACGAATTAGATACCAAACATCTAGTAATCCATTTTCGCCTTCATCTCCTTTCGTGATTATCAATGACACAGGTGATTTTGATGTAGTCAAGTCTAGCAGCTTGAATATGAATTTTCAAATTCACTACGACCTTACCATCATATCGGGATCTGATATAGGTCTATACATCTATGTCAATGGTAATCTATTCACTACTAAGGAGCATACTGCTAGTGTTACAGGAGAAGTAGTAGAGATGAATGGCATCAAGATTAACGACAAGATAAGCATACGCCACGCACCAGTTCAAGGTGCTGCAAGTGCAAACTATGAGTTCAGTCTTGATGTAGATATTCTAGATTACACGGGATCTGGCGCTGGATATCCTAGAACATACATCACTGCATCAACTGGTGGTTTGCTAATGACCTTCGACAACGAAGTAGTGATAGCAGACCAAATGCCAGAGCAGAAGATAAGCGACTTCATCACTGGACTTGTTAAGATGTTCAACCTCACGATAGAGTCTACAAGTGCAACGCAGTTCACTCTAGAGCCTTTAGATGATTGGTATGCTAGTGGATCAACATACGACATCACAGACTTCACAGACATCTCTAGCCATAAGGTAACAAAGCCAGAGCTGTACAGAAGGCTCAAGCTAGAGCATCAGTTGGCAGATAGTAAGTTGATGCGTACACATAGACTAACGAGTGGAGATGTAGGCTATGGCGATCTAAGAGCCGACTTCATCTTTGATGGTGGTGAGCTAACGAACCAAACCAACTTTGAACTACTACGCTTTGACAAGTTGATAGATGTGCATACAAGCACACCAATAGACTTCTTGGTAGGTAAGTCCATAGACAAAGACCTAGAGCCTTATATCGGTGCGCCTATGATCTTCTATTCTAATGGTACGCTAGACATCAGCGGAACGCCTATCGGGTTCTTAGATGAAACAGGGGTAACTCCTAGTCCAGCAGATCCTATGGATCAGTGTGTATTCATGGCTAATGTAAATGACAGCACATCGGCAGATGTAACGCAGATGCTGACCTTCGGTCTAGAGCTAGATCCTTATCATGGTCAAGCATTCAATGAAACGCTGTACTCGCAGTTCTGGGAGGACTATATCACTGACCTCTACTCAACGAGTAGGAGGGTGTATAGCTTCAAGGCTATCCTACCTATGACTACGATCTATCAGTTGAAGATGAATGACAAGCTAGTGATCGCTGGTAAGCGATATGTAATAAATGAAGTGAACCTCAACCTCAGAACGAGAGAGGCAACACTTGAACTTCTAAACGATGTGTAATGGACTTGGGTTTTATAATTAAGCAGCTTCCAATAGCTGACCACTTAACAGAGGAGGTACAGATAGCGAAGGGGAAGTATAAAGTGATCACGAACTGGCGAGAAGCTAAAGAACAAATCAGATGCCTGAAGTTAAGGAAATAGAAATCAATGTCAAGACTGGACAAGCTACGAACAATGTAGATAAGCTGACAGAGTCTATTGAAGGCACTAACAAGGAAGCGAAGAAAACGAATCAGACTATGTCTGACCTTGAAGGTGCTGCTGATAAGTTCACTGGCGGTTTCATCACTGGAATAAAGAAAGCAAGTGCAGCTCTCAAGGGTATGGGTACTGGTATCGTGAATGGTATCAAAGGTCTGCGTACGATGAAGATTACTAGCAAGACAACCTTTAGAGCTATTAAGTTGGGTATAGCATCTACTGGAATTGGCTTATTGGTACTTGCTCTAGGTTCTCTAATCACCTACTTTACGCAAAGTCAGAAGGGAGCTGATAAGCTCAAAGTAGCATTTGCAGCAATAGGTACTACCATTAGCGTTCTCGTTGATAGACTATCGACATTCGGTGGCGGTCTACTGAAGATACTATCTGGTGATTTCAGCGAAGGCGTTGATATGCTCAAGGACTCGTTCAAAGGTTTAGGTGAGGAGATACGAGAAGAAGCGGCAGCAGCAACCGACTTAGAGAAGGCGAATCAGAAGTTACAAGATCGTGAGATAGCGATGATTAAGACTCGTGCAGAGGCTCGTAGAGATATAGAGGCAGCGAAACTTGCATCGGCAGATCAGACCAAAACGATACAAGAAAGAGGTGAAGCACTTGAGAAAGCTATTGAGTTAGAGAAGAAAGTAGCTGATGAAGAAATAGCCATAGCTAAAGAAAGAGCCAGAATCATCACAGAGCAGAACGCACTAGGTGAGTCTATGAGAGAAGATCTAGAGGCTCAGGCAGAAGCAGAGGCACGAGTGATACAACTAGAGGCAGAGCGTGATGTGAAGCTGAAGGAACTTGTAGGTGTGCTATCAGGTTACAAGAACGCTACGCAAGGACTCACAGAGGAAGAACAGGCGGCAGCTGAAGCAGCTAAGAAGTTCAATGATGAACTAGCTGTTCGAAATGCCAAACTCGCAGAAGAACAAGCAGCACTAGAAGTCAAACTAGCAGAGCAATATGATGCTATCCTACAAGCATCTCAAGATGCACAGATACAAGAACTCAACGGAGTAGAGGACAAGTACAATCAGCTTCTCGCTAATGCAGAGCAGTTCGGTTTTGATGAGATAGAACTGAATCGCCTCAAGGCGGAGGAGATCAACAAGATCAACAAGAAGTACGATGATGAGGATTCTGATCGTAAAGCCCAAAAAGCAGCAGATGACAAAGCGATACAACTAGCAAACCTAGATGCAGTCGCTGGAGCATTGAATGGATTAAGTCAGTTAGCTGGTGAGAATGCGGCAGCTGGTAAAGCAATAAGCGCAGCAGAGGCTATCATCAACACCTACACAGGTGCTACTAAAGCCCTAGCACAAGGTGGTATCTTTGGTGCGGTAGCGGCAGCTGGTGTAGTAGCTAGTGGTATCGCTAGTGTTCGTGCTATCTATAAGACAGAAGTACCCACAACGAAACCATCTAGCGTAAGCGTAGGGGGTAGACAAATAGGCGGAGGCGGAGGAGGTTCTAGACCTAGCATTCCAACACCTAACATCCCTAGACCTCAACTCGCTACTGGTATCGGGTTTGACACGACAGGTGCTAACTTAGGTAATCAGATAGCAGAGAGTCTGCAAGGCTCATCAATGAGAGCGTATGTAGTGAACCAAGACATACAGAGCGCAGAGAAGCTAGATCGTAAAATAGAAGAAACAGCAACATTCGGATAGTATGAGATTTTTTGAATTAGTATTAGATGAGGAGAAGCTATTGCATGGCATTGATGCTATCAGCATCGTAGAGCATCCAGCGATAGAGGAGGACTTCATCACAATGAGCAAAGACCACAAGTTCGAGTTCAAAGAGGTAGACAACGAGAAGCGCATCCTGATGGGTGCAGCTATGATTCCAGAGAAGCCTATCTACCGAGTAGATGGTGGCGAAGAATACTATGTGTTCTTTACTAAGGAAACGATACGCAGAGCATCGGAGTTGTACTTGATGAATGGTAAGCAAGGCAACGCTACCCTAGAGCATGAGAAGAAGATAGAAGGTCTATCGTTAGTTGAGAGCTGGATCATAGAGGACAGCGACAAGGACAAGTCTAGAGCCTACGGCTTAGAGTACCCAGTAGGTACATGGATGGTAAGCATGAAAGTCAATAACGAAGATATATGGCAAGAGTATGTCAAAGAAGGTAGAGGCAAAGGGTTTAGCATCGAAGGATGGTTCATGCAACGAGAGTCCGCTATTGAAGTCAATACGGAACTATCAGCAATCGAATCAGCAGAAGCAGAACACCTCCTCTCCCTATATCTTCTGGGAATAACTAAAGGCGTTCTCAAGAACGACAAGAGATACAAGAATGGAAAGAAGCTGGAGATGGAGTCATTCAAAGACTACCCTGATTCAGTATCTAACAATGCAAAGAAAGGAATCGAACTCAACGAGAAGCAAGGCAACAAGTGCGCTACTCAAGTCGGTAAGATCCGAGCGCAACAGCTCTCACAAAAGCAACCACTCTCAGTAGAAACCATCAAGCGTATGTACAGCTATCTAAGTAGAGCGCAAGAGTATTACGATGAGGGAGATACCACATCCTGTGGTTATATATCCTACTTACTATGGGGTGGTCTAAGTGCTAAGAGATGGGCAGAGAGCAAATTGAAGGAGCTGGATCAGATATAGAAAGTAACCCAAAATCAAAATAAATAGTTGTTTAATTAACAAAGTTCTAGAAAATGAATCTAAACGAAGTGTTCAAGAAAATTGAAATGGCTCTCACTCCAAGTGAAGAAGCTGCTCCTGTTGAGGAGGTAAAGGTAGAGATGGCGAATATGCGCCTCGCTAATGGTGTCGTGATTGAGGCTGAGTCTTTCGAGGCTGGTCAGAATGTATTCCTCGTTGGGGAAGATGATGAGAAGGTAGCTGCTCCAGTAGGAGAGCATGAACTAGAAGATGGTCGTGTATTGGTTATCGTAGAAGAAGGTGTCATCGCTGAGATCAAAGAAGTAGAAGAAGCACCAGCTGAAGAAGAAGTTGAGGTTGAACAAGCTGCTGAGGAAGAAGAAATGAGCTATGTTACCAAAGAGGAGTTTGAAAGCGCAGTATCTGAGATCAAAGAGATGATTGCTAACATGATGCCTCAAGAGGAAGAAATGAGTGCTACTGAAGAAGTAGTAGAAGAACAAGTGGAGATGAGTGTTGATGAAGCACCAGCGGCTAAGAAAGTAGCAGTTGCTCCAGTAGAGAAAAAAGTAGACATGAATCGCTATGCTAAGAAAGCACCGCAGGATACATTGTCTCGTGTTTTAAGTAAGTTATCATAAATTAAATAAAGAAGAAAAATGGCTACAACCACTTCAGTAACTACAACCTACGCAGGAGAAGCGGCAGGGCGTTTTGTAAGCGCAGCTCTTTTGAGCGCAGACACTATCGATGGCGGTGGTGTTACAATCAAACCAAATGTAAAGTTCAAAGAAGTCCTAAAGACTATGAACTTAGATGCAATCACTAAGGATGCAACTTGTGATTTCTCTGACACTTCAACATTGACTCTCGCAGAGAGCATACTTCAGGTCAAGCAACTACAAGTAAATCTGGAATTGTGTAAGTCCGATTTTGAGGACGACTGGTTTGCTGCTGAGATGGGCTTCTCTGCTCATGACAACCTTCCAGCTACATTCTCTGATTACTTGATCGGATATGTTGCTTCTAAGGTAGCTGCTAAGAACGAAACAAACATCTGGCAAGGTGCTGTCGGTAACGCTGGTGAGTTCGATG